ATATTCTAAATGGATCAACACGTTCAAACTCTGGAGCAATAATCTCATCTGCTTCTACAGTAGTTCTACCATTTTCATATTTCCAGCCAAGTTTCCTTTGCCTACGAACCACAGGGCCTTTGATAAAAGCACATGGGTATGTAACCAAATCGGTGATAAATTCATTAAATGATTCGCCCCAACCACCTTGTGTAAACTGGTCACGAATCTTAATATCCATTTTCTTTGCACGGTTATCTGCACCCTGCAGTAGTTTGAAACGGTAATCTTGTGTTACCATTTCTTTCAATTCTATCATTTCTTCTTGTGTTGGCGCTTGCCCGTTCATCTCAACAAGTTTTACAACTTGCTCAGCAAACGAGTTTTCTATCTCTGCTGTCTGTTGTGGTGACAAGTCAGGGATAGGTGTAGGCTCAAGACCCCACGGGGGTGAACCCTGATCAAGAAGAATATCACGCAACCAACTTTCTGCTGCACGACATTTAACTTCTGTAACCATCATGTAAACATCAGACCCACCTTGTTGATTGATCTGTGCTAGTTTATCTGCCTCATACTCTCCGTTTCTTTGACGGAGTGCTTTCAACATGATGTTTTCGATAGGTTTCTTTGCCTGCCTTGCTGCGTCCCAACAAGTTCGTAGGTGGTCTGCCAAACCTAAAATAATAGGTTGGTTCTGTCTTTCAGCTAGCTGTTGCTTAGTAAGAGCTTCTTCTTGCTTTACTAGTTCTTCATTTCCTACGACTTGCAGTACCATGTTATACCATGTCCTTCATGTCTTCTTCGGTGTCTTTGTCATTTTTGTTTGTATAAACTTTACCACCTGATCCATACTTTACAACTGCGCCCATATCTTTTACTTCTACAGGCCCACCTTCCATCATCTCCATAGTCAGTACATCAGACATTCCACTGGTGTCCATTTTCGGATTATCTGAATAAATGATGGATTTCTTATGCCCACATTTACCTTTCATTAATAACCTCCAATAAGTTTACAATTAAATATACATAGGAACAAGTATATATGCAAGTTTTTTAAACACAAGAAAAACCCACCTGCCGGAGCAGATGGGTTTGAAGGTAACATAGTCGGAAGGTAACTACATGCGGATTGTATCAAGTCCATCCTCCTGCTGCAACCCTTTTTATTTCTCGTCTCTGTATAACAAACCCGCCTTCACCTGCAGTGCCAACGTGCAGCATAAGATACTGCAACGCTTCCGCTACATGTGAGTGTTTGTTCTTATCAATATTGCCATTCTTGTAATGGAATCTGTATCCTCCCATCATTGCAGCCTTGAGCTGCGTACATCTGGGATCAACTAAAAACGCTGAGTCCCCATCGACTTGCCTCATTAGGAAGTCGTCTACCGCAGACAACCTTGCAGACACGTTATTGGTTTTAGCCGGGAGAACTCTAAAACCTTCGGCCTTTATGATGTCCACGGCAGACCTCTCGTCAGTCTGTGCACGTTGCACTCCTGCAGGGTCTGTAATCACAAGGATTGGTGCGCCCGAGAACCTTTCGGTCAACAACGGGCGCAGAATGGTGCGGACGAATCTTTGTATTCCCATATCGAAACTGACAGCTTCATCGAGAATCAAGACTCGCCCGCGAGGGTCTTGTTGCCCTATAACTGCTGCTGGTGTCAAGCCTAAATCTATTCCAACCACAACTGGCCGCACACCGTTAATTATAGGTTTTAGTTTTTGGTGCGCCATATGATAGTCCGGTTTGAAGTATTTATACACAGGCTGACCTGCAGAACTCAAACCATATTCGCCATCTATGTACACACGAACATATTCATCTGATCTACCTTGGGTGTCATAGTAGCCTTCGGGCAGGTTTTCAACATTTTCTGCCAAGGAGCTTCTGCCCGAAGGTTGCTTGAATACATCCCACCCATTATCATTAAGACTTACACCATCTGTCGGGTCTAAACCCTCCATTTGATAATACCACCATGTATCCATAGTCGGAGGGTTAGTATCCCCCCACATCCCAAACCAAGAAGGCCCACCGTCTTTAGATGACGGGAAACGACCAATACGTTTTGACATAGCGTCAACAATGTCAGGGTTGATATCCCTGCACTCGTTGAACCATGCAAACGTCAATTCCAATGAGTTCAAGTTTGCAACATCGTCAGAGTCATCGAGAGCACGAAACATAATCTCACACTCTACATCTCCGACCTTGAAGAAATATGTTTTGGTAGTACGCATATAGTCTCCGCATATCCCGGGCGGAAACCAATCGTGAAAAGTTTTGATGGTTGTATCTTGTAACTGTCTGGCAGTTTCACGAACAATAGCTACTCGTGATTTACGGATTCCCTGTTTGTTAGGCTTCTGCATTGTAGCTCGTCTAATAACTTCAAAACAACTAGCTACTGATTTGCCTGAACCAACAGGCCCCATAAGCACTCGCATCTTTGCATCCGAGTGCATAAAATCTTTACATACTTTAGACGGTGTATAATCTATTTCCATCTAACCCCAGTACCCTTGCATTGTAGTCCACTCGTCAAACCAACCCATATCTCCACAATGTTTGCACCACGAGATGTCCACAAGCTTGTCCCCGCATCTGTCACAGTTTCCATGATCTATACACGGGTTATCCACAAGTAATACCCAATAGACTGTGGATGGTTTACGCAGAATCTTTGTTCGGTATGGTACTTCATACATACGCAGTGTATCAGTCAGTGCATCATGCTGTCTAATATCTGTGAGCCTACAAGCCTTACAACCTTCGTAAACTCTATCAAAGTGTTTAAGAAGCTTCGATGGCAGTGGTGCTGTCATCTGGTTCTGCATCAATGATAGTTGCTCGGTGCTCTTGCTCTCCGAGGTTAATTGTAATTTTAACTCCACCTGATCCTCCTTCTGCCAGAACATCATTCTTTGGTTCTAGCCCGCCCCACTTAACAGTAGACTTGATGAGGTCTGCTTTCACCGCAGCTGACACATCAGGACTGTGTATCAAAGTCCAAGAAGTTGTCAGGAGTTCTTCTGCCTGTGCACGGGCCTTAACTTTGAATGTCATACCCTTATCACGAATATCATTTCGATAAGACTCGACCTTCTTCAAAAAGACCTGATCTTTGTTGTACTTGATTATGTCTTCCGCTTTGATCGCATGTCTTTCGATTACTTCATCCAAAGACTCGCCGCTGCCCTCTAACATAAGAGCAATATCAAAAGCTAAACGGTCAGACCACTTAGTATGTTTCAATGGTAACGTATCCATAAGTGAAGCATACCGTAAACCGAAACTATGTCAAGCAGTAAACTTTACACTTTGATTTTTTGGGTCTTGTTATAAGAGGTTTACTTATATGGGGGGGTGGTGTGCGCACGCAATCCATGTGCCCCCCTAAAAGACATTTTTACAAACTATGTCAAAGTTATATTTTATAGGCTCTGAAACCCTTGTATAGCCTCATACTTGACAAACATGTAAACTTTTGCTTTAATAAAATCATCGGCAACACAGACCGATTGGGCATAACCCGAGCACTCGCCCATGCTCACATTACGGAGGTGTTTACCATGAGTAAACTCTTTAGAGGTAATGTGTCAATAGTCACTGGCGAAGCCAAGGACGGCACAGAGGACATCCGCCTTGAAAAGGATGTCGATGGTGCTTTCAACTCAGAGAATGCTGCTGAGTTGTTAGCTAAGGCTAACGAGTTGAGCAAGGCTGAAAAGCTTCCGCTTAACACTTGGAGCTTCTACTTCCCAGTGAAGTCCAAGAATGTCGAACCAGTCTTATTGGCTGACAAGTTCGGCAAGCCGAAGTTGACTATGCTTCCGCCGATGAAGTCGAAGTCGACTAAAACCAAAAGCAAGAAACGTAAGCTTGCTTAACATCAACCCAGAGTGTGAGCTTCGGCTCACACTCGCAACCTGCAGGAGATAAACTATGAATGCAGAAAAGACACGCGACTACTGCGTTAAGTGGTTACAAGACTATTCACTCTTTTCTAGGTACTTCTTTACTGAGGGCCAAGCAAGAGCATGGATAACACGAGAACTGTTGAGCAAAACACCAGTGATATCTATTGATGATATCCAGCTCATCAAAGTACGCTAACACTAACCGAGGGAGCTTCGGCTCCCTCACTGTTCTAATAGGAGAATACAATGAATATAGAACAAACAATCGACTACGGATATGACGTAAAATACAAGAACGGTACACTGTACTTAACTGATCGCAGATGGAAGTACATGTTTGATGCAACCACACTCAAACTTGGTGATGTAAGATATGCACTCAAGCATAATAACATAGACTCACTGCCTTGGTTAGCCAAGTTCAGAAGACACAACGATACAAACCTATGGGAATTGTATGCAACCAACTAGAGATTGGGGCTTCGGCCCCTTTCTTTTTTATTTCTT